AAGTGCCTACTGTTCATCGTCTGAGACTTACCGGCACTAAAGAGTTCCTTTTGGCGCTCCCTAGTGCGTAAGCCTTCGGTGATGGAGAAGTCCAGAGGAGACTCTTTGATAGCCTCCTCCATTGCTTTCACCAGATCAGGATGAACACCTTTTAAGCGCTCTTTAGACCTGTTTCCGAATGAGAATGTCATTGTGGCTCCTGTACAGGCATGATGCCCGACAGCATTCCTCTAAATGCCATGTTCTCAGGAATCTGAGGTAACGAACCTTGAGAAATATCAGAGATAAGTCTATTCAAGGAACGCTGACGTAAAGCACCTTGGAGTTTATCTGCTGCGAAACCTGTACCACTTACCGCTGCTGCCAGAGCAGGATTAGTGCCTGCTGTAAAGGCAGTGCCTGCTGTCACTAACTGACTACGCTCAGGGTTGAAACGAGCAAGCAAAGACAACAAGGGATCAGCAGTGGGGCCACTGGCTACGCTCTTAATAGCATTCCGTTCACGCTCAGAGAAAGAACGCATCTTGTCCTTATTACCCACCAGATTAATCAATTGTCTACGAATCAATTCACCTTCAGAAGCTTTAGGGTCAAGAGCTTTAGCCTCTGCCACGTTCAAAGCATCTTCCAACACAGAAGCACGGGAGAGGTTACGCCAGTCCTTACGGGCATCTTGAACAGCTTTAACAGCCTGTCCTACGTTGCCTTTACCAGCAATAATATCTGAGCCTTTAAGCTGGGCAATATATGTGTCTAACTCTGAGACAGCCTGACCTGCATACTTACGAGTAGCTGCTTCCTTTGATCCTTTAAGATCATTTAAAGCAGAGCGCATCTGTTCTAGCTTAGTAAAAGGAACTCGTTGAGTCCCTGTCATCTCTCGGACTTTCTCTAACACCTGAGCTACTGGTTTATGGTCATCCAGTTTAGCGTTAAAGTTCTGAGCGATTAGCTTTTCTTCGATACTATTAAAGTTGTCCAGCACACTCTTAGGCTTGATGAAAATACCCTGCTCTTCCATCTTAGAATAAGACTGTTGAGCACGGCGCTTAATCTCGTCCAGAGTAACTAAAGGCTCTCTCTTAGCCGAAGCTGCGTTTAAGCCTTTAGCACCTAATGAACCAGCAACAGTTCCTGCTGCAAGTCCTGCAATAACAGAAGCAAAAGGATTATCGGTAGCTTCTTGAACAACTTCTTGAGTTTTCTGAGCTGCTGTACCGCCAGCGCCTGCTGCTGCTACTTGCTGTGGAAGGTTTTGACGCAGAGGAGCCAATGCAGCAGAAGTACCGGACAAAGCAGCTTGTACAGGGACTCCAGCCATTGCCGAAGTGCCTGCTTGGACTGCACGTTCAAGTCCTGTTTCTGGGGAAGGTAAACCGGCAGAAGTCATCAGATTCTGGATACCTTGACTAGGCAATTCCATCACCTTACGACCTGCCAGTTGATTAATACCTGCTGCCAAAGGATCAGCCATCATTGCAGGGATAGCAGTAGCTCCTGTGATACCTGCACGAGCAGTAAGACCAACCTGACGACCTGTTTCTGCTAACATTGAACGCTGTGGCTGCGCTTTGCTATAGTTCTGTTGGGCATAGGCCAACACCTGTTCTTGAGTAGCTCCTTCAGGGGCTGTAATCTCATATTCTTTCCCGTCAGGGGCTGTAACAACAAATGTCGCCATGTTCTGTCCTTATGGTTGTTTAGGTTTAATAGACCACGTTCCCGTAGCAGCAGGCTGTTCTGTCTGTGTTAACTCAGGAGGAACTTCACGCCCTAATGCTTTTAACCAAGCTGCATAATGGGATTGAATTTTACCTAAGTTTTTATCCAATTCTTTCTTAGGCAAGCCGACATCCAGCGAAGCTACAGAAGACTGCAAAGCCTGCAATTCTTGTACAGCAACCTGACCCAGCGCACCTCCTGTTGGACTTGCATCGCGCATCTGTTGCAAACGATCAAAACCTAAGTTAGCTTTGATTGTAGCGATACGCTCTTTCAAAGTATAAGCATCTGTGCCGGGAACAAAGGATTGTCCCTTACCGATCAAACCAGTAGTCATACCTGTTACCAGATTCTTAGCATCCAGCACATCAGTAATAACTTTATTGGCGTGGGATACAGCACCTTCTTCTTTAATCAGTTTTGCTTCAGCTTTATCGCTTTGCTTGCCTTTTAACTCATCAATTTTAAGCTGAGTCATTTGGCGTTGCAGATCAGTAGTAGCATTACGTGAAGCAGCGGAAAGCATCGCCATTTGCTGACGGAATTCCTGATCACGTTGTTGCATTGCTGCACGTTCTGCTGCTTTATCTTTTTCCAGTTCTGCTTTAGCAATACGGTTAGCTTCAGCAGTTTGACGTTTCTCTAAAATAGAAAAGATACGATCAGGGTTCCCATACTGACGAACAACTGCTTCAATGTCTTTGTCTGCTGCATCAGGAGGCAAAGAAGACAAAGCAGAACGTAACTGTTCATCCCGCTGTGCGGCCAATGTCAGCTTGTTCTCTTCAGCTTGTGTCTTACCTACTTGAGCAGTCTGTAACTGAGCCTGACGAGCCTGATTCATAATCTGCATTGCTTGCTGACTGAATCCTTGTTGTGCAAGTGTTTGTGCAAGAGTGTTCAAGCCTTCAGCAGAAGTAGTATCAGCACCCTTCAAGATATTCTGCAAAGCAGCAGCCTTAGCCATCTCAGGGTCTTGAGCACCAAGCAAACCACCAGCAGCACCAGCCAAGCGATTACCTGCTGTGTAGAAGCCTGCCTGAGCAGCCTGCATAGGACTCAACTGTGCAAAGTTAGTAGCCTGTTGAGCCAATGCAGCTTCACGTTGAGCCATCAAAGACTCTGGAGTAACTCCAAATAAACCACCTACGATTTCAGCCATAAATTACTCCCAAGATTGTGTGCCAAAGGCAAGAGCATTAGGATCAGCTTGAAACTGTCCAGCAGAACCTCCACCCATCCAGTTACCGATGCCTCGCATCAATTGTTGATTGCTAGCAGCACCTTGCAAAGCAGCACCAAAGGGGCTATAAGCATTAGCAGCGTTAGCAGCAGTCTGAGCATTATAGATAGTGTTAGCAGCGTTGGCAGCACCTTGAGTAGTACGGCCACCAATGTTCAGGCCTAAGTCCAGAGCACCTTGACCTGCTTGCTCCATTGTCTGACCTAAGCCAAACTGAGTCTTCAGAGGATTGTAGCCAGCAGTTCCAATGTCCAAACCAGTACCGAACAAACCAGCACCAAACTTAGCTTGGTTCATTCCTTGCTGTTGTGCTTGAGAAGCCAGATTCAAATCCTGCATTGCTTGAGTATTAGCCAAAGCAGAAGCGTAAGGGTTAGCAGCTTGTAAGTTACCACCTTGAGCAACCTTCAAACCAGTAGTACCTTGATTATAGTTACCTTGGTTCAGGTTGGCCCATGCCTGTTCACGACTAGGAGCCAACAGAGCTTGTTGAGACTGCATCCATTGTTGTGCAGCCTCCTGAGGAGACTGAGCCAGATACTGATTACCCAGATTGAAAAGGCCTTGTTGAGCCATCTGAGCTTGATCAGCAGTCTGGAAGCCTTGACCACCAGCTTGAGAGAACAGACGATCACGCATTGCAGCGATGTCAGGAGCTACGTTATAGCCTGCGCCTGTCACGTTACCTGTGGCAGGGTCAATAGTAAAGTTAGAAGAACCAAAGCGAGTAGTCACGCCTACAGGACGGAACTTCTGAGCTTCAGCAGCAATGCGAGCAGCGTCTACGTTAGACTGGGCAGCGCCTTGAGCCGCATCTGCCTGCATAGAAGAACCTAAGAGGCCTAAACCTCCACCAATGAGAGCAGCTTCGATACCCATTATTTAATCCTCACAAAGAGTTGTCTTGTTTGTCCGTCAGCGCCAATAAAGTCGCTATGGTATTTAAAATCCATCATGTCTATAAACTTTAAGTGTTTGTTGTCATTAAGTTCATGGATAGCAAAGATTGATTGCCTATGTATATCTACAAGTTTATCAAAATCTGCTTTCAACTGCTTCTTAACCGATTTAGACCACCTGTAACAATCACAGTGAATAAATGTCATATTGAAAGCGTATTCAAAATAAACTATATAATCATTAGAAGTTATTACAGGTGTTTTCATCGCTAAGGTGGTAAATTGTGTATTTATTACACAAAGTAGGTGGCGGTAATCTGCCAGTAGTTACCAGTCAACGTCCTAGCAGGAATGTTGCTGATCGAAGTAGCCGCAGGGGTAATACTCCCGCTGATACTCTCTGTCGAGTCGCTGTTGCCACCAGCAGCACCTGAGCCTTGCGTTGCGTTTGCAGCATAAGGCAAGCCGCCGATTACGCCGTTAGCAAGACAAACGCCATCAGTTGCGTACAGGGTGGCAGTGACTTGACGGCCAATCTTGGTGTATTGAGCCGAAATGACCGAAGGAGAAGTAGTCCAGTTTGTTGGGAATGTTGGTGTCCATGTGCCTTGAGCATACGACAGGCCCCGATCAGTAACGTCTTCACAGCTTGAGAACACAAAGCCATTCAGAATGGCATCAGACAGGTAAGATTCCAGCTTGTTAGTCACCGCACGGTCACACTGAATTGCCGAGATAGTACCGTTGTTGCCTGTATACAAATTCAAGATGTTGTTAGGCTGATTGCCTGCACCTGCATCAGGAACTCGCACACCGGACAGAACAAAGTTAGGACTCTCGATAGACAGGCCGTAAGAGCACTTTGAGTTAGGAACGTTGATAATGTCCACGTTACGCACAGACATAACCTGAGTGAACTTGATCGCGTATGTCGAGGCTGCTGTCGCGGCATAGATGCCTTCAAGAGCGTAGCCGTCTACGCAAATATATGCACCAGTAAAGTCAGCACAGCCATCAGCGGTCAGGTTGTTAAAATGACAAGAAGGAGCATTCATGTAATACGCATACGCCCCACTTGCAACTTCAGTCACTTCCAAGTTATTAAACGAGTTATAAATAATCTGTCCAGAAATCGGAACACTTTTCCAACCGTAAGAGGCAGCACCTACCACCGTGATACGAGAGAAATCACACATATACACAACACCATTCAAGCTAACGCCTGTTGTTGCGTTCTTAATGTAGACATCATGGATAGATGACTGGCTGATTGCACTGTTAGTTGCAGTAGTAGCCCAGTAGATACCACTTCCTTTAGCTGCCCCTCCGTTGCAAGTAATACCGAGGTTGCTGATGTTTAGACCAATAACGCTAAAGTTATTAGGCAAGTCGCAAACAAGTGCAAAAGTTGATGTCGAGCCTGTATACAATTTAATGATAGACTGTTGAGGGCCATCCCCAATCATCCCAATCTCATCGCTGATCGTCAAACTTGCTGTAATCTTGTAGGTACCGGAAGGAAAGTAAACTGATTTCTTTGCTGTTACTGCGGCAGTGATCGCAGACTGGATAGCTGTCGTGTCGTCAGCAGTATCGTTACCTACAGCACCGTAGTCTTTCACACTCAGATAACTAGCAGCGTCTTTAATGCCTTCACGCACAAAAGCAGTGGTAGCAACTTGTGTAGTTTCAGTACCAACAGAGGCTGTAGGTGCTGTCGGAGTCCCAATAAAAGCAGGACTATTCAGTTCAGCTTTAGTCGCTATTGCTGTTGCAATATTGTTAAACTCAGTATCAAATTCAGCGCCTTTGATAATCTTTAAAGGATTACCAGAGGAAAGAGAATCCTTACTGGTGAAGTTAGTTGATTTAGTATAGTTAGACATTAAACAATCTTTCCGTTCTTAGCCTGAATCTCGATCTTCTGAATACTTAAAGCAGAACCATTGATGTCCGCCTCATACCCAGTTTGAATAACTTTACCTGCCCCTGTGGGATAAGCAATTAAAGTTTGTAAGGATGTACCTGAAGAATAAGTAGCTGTTGCTGTATTATACTCGTTTACACCAAAATATGCAACCCCTTGAGTAGGAATATTTACGTTTTGTGCGGAATAATTACCTTTAAAATCGTACCCCCACTTCAGTGTCAGATACTGATTCGATCCGCCGATAACAACCACGGACAAACGCTTCAATACCGAAGTTACCGAAGGAGTACCTAAATCAGTATGATTAGTAAAGTACTGGAATCGGTATGTACTCGTATCATCAAGATAACCGGTATACGTACCAATATAACCTTCTTTACCCACCAACAAAGTACCGTCTGATCGGTAGCAAAAGCTTTTAGGCTCAATACTATCCCACATTGTTACACGAGCAGCACCGTCTTGAAGTGCGCTCTTCATGTCAAAGCAGTATACTGTTTTGAGCACAGGCAATGTAAGCAAGTAAAAGGCTTCACGAGGACTATACACGGCTTTAATAGTAGCTTTATCTTCTCCTGCGATAGCGCTGATTAAATCATTACGTACATTCTTAGACAAGTCACGCAAAGGAGCAGACTTCTCTTGAATCGTACGCATAACACTGCGAACTCCTGTCTCAGATAAAAAGATAACATCAGTACCTGTGTTAACTACGGAGTCGCGAGCGATACACCCAATTCCTGTGATAGTGTCGTACAAAGTCATTGTGGCAGGGCTGTTGGCTCCTTGATACACAAGAATGTTCTGTTTACCAAATATGAACAAAAAGTTATTGTGTACAGCCAAAGCTGTGATTACATCTCCTCCCTTAGGCCACACAGTAGTTGTATCTAATGTGCCTGCTGTGCCTGAGCCAAACTTATGAGGGTTCTTGATGTCTGACCACTGAACAGTTACCTTGTCTGTGGGGGTGTCTGCATTCCAAATACGTCCAAGAGCAGAAATAACGATATTAGCCTGTTGAACAGTTCCGTTATACCCTGCTTCCTGATCTATACGATAATATGTAGTGGCAGAAGAAGCAGGATCAAAACCTAAAGGTACATGACCACGTTGATAAAAGTAAAGATCTCCGTCTAAAAAGGCAGTAGACCAGTTACTGTCCGTGATTGTAGGGGCAGTTCCCACACCGTTAAAGGTCAACTCAGACAGTACTCCGCCTGAGAGTTTAAACAACTTATTGTTACCTGCACACAGTGTGTAGCTAGTGCCGTCTTTGTCCACTAACTCCGTGATGGTCTTTACAGCAGCAGTGCCAAGAGAAGCCAATGTAGAGTGAGCTTTAGTCCATCCCTTCCGAGCACCTACACGGCCATACTGGTCGATAACACAGTTGTTGGCTATCAAAGCAAAACCAGAGGACAGATCAAGGGAAGAATCCTGAGTATTCAGTCCATAAAACCCCGGGGCAGTGATGGAGAATGTTTGAATCTGCTGGCTCATTAAGTAGCCTCCCAAGAATCATCCTCAATAAAGCGACTAGATTCAATAGCGATAGCGTCAGCCAGAGAAGCCTTGTAAAGACCGTATGCTTCAGAACTGTTCAAGCCACCATCTTCACCGCGTTCCACCAAAGCACGGGCAAAAGCACCAAGAATAACAGGCTCAGAAGGAACCTTTAAAGTATCGCTATCGGCTGCTAAAGCATCTTGAGGCACGTACAACTGAACATTAATGTTGTATGTTGCATCAGGGATAGGCCACAACATTACCTTAGCATCACCCACTGAATTAATGCCGTTAAAGCAGTAATAAGCAGGAGAACTACGTTGAGGACTCGCAGAAGATCCACTCCACAAGTTATAGCGAGCCAAAGAGATAGGACTCAGGCCGATAAACTTAGTGGTATTATGCAACTCACTAACTTTGTAACGAGAACCAGATCCTGTAACAGAGTAAGTGGCAGTATCCGCAGTAGTTGTAACAGTAATATCTGTGATTAGAGCAGACCACTTGTAAGCATCTTCTACTTGTCTTTTGGCATCATTGACCAACTTACCAATGAGCTTAGAGAGTACGTTTTCTTGGACAGTGGTGACTTCTGGTTCGCGCATACGCACGAGGATATCATTGACCAGTTCTAGGTAAGTTGGTAATGCCATGATTATTTAGCTTTCTTCTTCTTAGGTTTAGATTTACCTGCTTCGGACAAGGCAATAGCAATAGCTTGTTTACGATCAGTCACCACAGGGCCACCTTTACCACTATGCAGAGTTCCTTCTTTAAACTCTCCCATAACCTTCTCTTCTTTAGTCTTCTTGGGTTTCTTAGTAGCCATGATTATTCATCCTTATTAACTTTAGGTTGTTTAGCTGCCTTCGCAGGCTTCTTAACTTCTTCCTCCACGATCTCATACCAGTTTTGGTCTCGACGGAAGCTGTCAATATCTACCACAGAAGAAACATCTGCGATTGTGTTAGGATTCGTAGAACCCACCATTTGAAATTTAGCCATGTTAATTTATTCCTTCTTTAAGAACACTACATAATGTACTTAAAAAAGGAAGCCCCGAAGGGCTCCCCTTAACTCACACTACTTGATTATGCAGGCACAACCAAAGGAACGCAAGAACCGTCACGCAGTTCGGCAGCGCCGTACAGAGTGTCAGCAGTGAACAGAGTACCGAGGTATTCTTGTTTGTACTGAGTCTGGCTACGCACACCGATTTGCTCAACCAAGACAGCCCAGTCACGCTGGATCATCAAGGCCACACGGTCAGTGGAAGTGTTACCAGCAGCGCTATCGCAGTTGGTAGACACATACACTTTAACGCCGTAGATGTCACCAAACTCGCCATTCATCAAGGTAGAGCCAGTGCCTTTGAAGGCTTGCTCAGTGAAACGAGCGATACCCAACATACTGTTACGAGCAGTAGGAGGAACGATCAACGAACGGCCATCCATAGGAACGTCTTGGTCATCGAGAATCTGGATAGCCTTACGGATACCAGCGTCAGCGATAGCAGCAGCGTTAGAAGTGCCAGAAGTGTAAGCAGCACCGGTAGAACCGATGATGCCGCCAGTGTAGGCTTGGTTGGCAGAGTTACCACCACGAGCGCCACGGCCCAACTGCACCAAAGCAGTGTCCACTTGACGAGCCAGAGCGTAGCCAGCGTCTTCAGTGTAGAAGCCACGCAGCGAAGCCAGAGCTTGAGCTTCAACGATGTCTTCGATCAGACGGCTGTACTCATAGTGTTGGTTGATAGCGACCTGCACTTCACCTTCGGTGGCAGCGATCAGGTTAACTTGGTTACCAGCAGTTTTGGCAGAAGCAGAGCCACGGGTAGGCGAAGGAATGTGAACGGTGTCACCTTTCTTGCCCTTAAAGCTCATTTTCTTGATCAGGTTAGCCAGAACCAGATTCTTTTTGTAAGATGCAACAATTTCGTCACTCCACACTTCAGGGATGAAGTTAGCTGCGGTAGTGACTGTTACGTGGGCGGTACCTAAAGGCATTTGAATACTCCTATAATTTCAATTAAAGATTTGTTTAAATTTTGTGATTAGATCACTTGACTCGACCTTCGGCATAAGCGCTCATAATTTCAGGTTGGAGCAACTCATAACGATCTGGATCGGTCATCTTAAGACGGATTAAATCCGCACGACGATATACTTTCTTTGTAACTTCGCCAGAACCACCTGAATCAACACCAGCGGCCTTCAAGGCTTGTGCTTTCTGTTGTTTACCAGCTTCTTGTACGTTGTTATTGCGAACTTGCTTAAGTTCTTTATAAGTGCTCAAGAGTTCATCTGCGGAACTGAAGTCAAATTCAGCATCTGCTTTAGCGTACAGACCAAGACGCACTTGGCTGGCCTTGACCCAATCTTGAAAACCAGAGTCTTGGACAATGGATTGCATATCCGGGTGCTTAGCTGCAAGCTGTTGCGCTGTCTTCATCCGTTTAAGCTCAAGGTTAGCTTGTTTAGCTTCCAGAACTGCGGGATTGTTCTCAATTGCACGTTTAATAGAATCTTGAGGGTTCTCAAAGAAATCTACTTCGGGCGCACTTTCAACACTAGGTGTCTTATCTGCTTCGAGTTGCCGTTTAAGGAGTTGATCCGCTAAAGAGCGTACTTCATGAACTTCCTGAGCTTGCTTACCAATCATCTTTTCAGCTTCTTGGTGCATTTTGACAATATCCTCTAAGGACTTGTTCTTATACTTATCAGGAATGATCTTATCAATTACACTTTCTGTTTGTTGAGTTTGTTCCTCTTGGGGAGGAGTCTCAAAAGTAGAAATCTCTTCTTCTGTGATCTCGTTACCGTCTAACGATTCGTTGTCAATAAGTGCCATACTGTCTTTCTCCTGTCTCTACTGAGATTATAGGACTATGAAATGTGAATATTGATTACTCAATACTTACCCGTTAAATTGAAATGAGGTTAGTCTGGAACAGCGTAAGAGGTTTTCCTCTCTTGCGCCAGCTTCTCACTTCGTTTACGTTCCCATGCGTCATATGCGGAAGGAAAAGCACCTGTGATGCCTTCCAACTTCATATTGACAGCGGAAACAATTCTGGTAGCGTGTTTACCACAGGCTCGACAAGCGAGTTCCCTGATGGTTTCATCTACCAACGCTTCAGAGATGTGTCCATCTTCACAAACAAACTCAAACATTCGGCGCATTACTGTTCCTCCTGCTGAAGTTGCTCATAAATCTCTTCACAAGTCCCTTTACGATTTAAAATAAGGTCTAGAATATCCAGTTGGCCCTGACGATAAGATAATGTTTGTGCGTCTTTGACCGTACGGATGTTTTCTAGCTCTTGTTTTAACTTATTAAAATCCTCGATAAGGAACTTCCATCCAGAAGTAGCCATCATCGAGAAAGTTTCCTCATAATATTGTTGTAGTTCAGGGGTCATTTGACTTATCCTTTCAAAGATATTAAGAGATTAATTATTAGTAGCGAGCTTTGATCTCTTCAACCTTAGCGAGCCATTCATTCATTGTTATTTCACCACGCTGAGCTTTGAAAAACAAAGGATCAGATTCTGTGCGATAGGCCTCTGCACGGGCAGCTTTCTTAGCAGCAGCGGCAGCAGCAATATCGGAGTCTAATTCCTCTTGAGTCTTAGGCTCAACGCGAACAGTGAATACTTGATTGTCTTCGACGTATGCAGGACAGGTTACAAGCTTTTCAGTTTCGTGGTTATACGACTTCCAAAGAGTTACTTTCAAGCAGCTATTTTCGGCCAAGAAAGCAGCATCAGGCCCGCCTGCTCCAAAACTGGTGTCTGGAAACATTGACTTGTAGTCAGCCACATCAAGCACTTGGCTATTTTCAACTTTTGCGATCAGCATGGTTGTCCTTTAATTGTTGGGGAATGCCGCTGTTGGAGGCGTGAAGTTGGCAGTGTATCGGGCATAGCCTTTGGTGATACGCAGATCGTCAATGTAGCCGTTCATGGGGCTTGTACCGACTCTATCCGCACCGATATAACCAGCATTCGTTTGGTTAAAGTTGTCGGTGATTGCCCCGCCGCTTGTAGCATCGGCAGTGCCGTTGATGAAGATTTTTACGTTTCCTGTGGCGGAACCACTGCGAACAACAGCAATGTGATACCAAGTAGTTGCCATCAATACCGTTGTACCTGTCAACGAACTTGCTGTGTAATTAAACACAACTTGGTTCAACGCATTTACAGCCAAAGATAAGCCAGTCGTAGAGGTTCCTTTGGAGAAAATCCCACGTGCTGAACCAAGCAAAGACAGATTAACCCATCCTTCAATGGTAAAGTCACCAGAGCCAAGCTGAACGTTCGGTGAGTCAACAAAAGTAAGCCAGTCTCCTGTGCCATCAAACGCCAACGACCCTGTACCGTACTTCACCACAGCCGTACTAACCTTAGCATCACCCACAGTCACCAGATCGTTCATCATGGCGTTGTCGTAGATGCCAGCATTGACAGTGTTCAGCAGCAGCGATGTGTTGGTGATTGCTGTCAGAGGTGCTGTTGGCGGAGTGAAGGTAGTTCCTGAAGGGTATACACAAGTGCCTTTAACAACCCGCATTCCGCTGATATAGCCCGGAAAGAAGTTGGCGTTGTAGTCACCGTTACACCCAACAACAAACGGACTTGTAGGGGAGGGAACAGTAACTCCCGTTAAAGAAGCTGTACCGCTTTGAACACCGTTAACATATAGACGCAAAGTATTGACATCGCGCACCATTGCAACATGAGTCCAAGCATTTAATGCAACAGTTGCAGTTCCGGTAGCGGATACATAAGTGGAACCAGTTGAAACATATGCGGTGGCTACGCCTGTTGTGGCAATTTCGAACAAGATACTTACGTTACTTATCGAAAATCCTGTTTGAGCAAACAGACGCATCATTGCTGATCGTGAAATAGAGTAACACCAACATTCAGCAGTGAAATCACCCGTTCCAAAGTTAAAAGCAGTTCCTGCGGGAGCACTTAAAGACTGGCTGCCGTTTAAATACCCACTCCCCCCAATCACACTCGTGCTGTACTCAGTAGCAGGATCAAACGGACTGAACCGCTGCACAGACGGAGTGCCTGTCACAGTGATTGCAAAGTTGTTGCTGCTGTTGTCACGGAAACGATTGCTTTGGCAGGTCAGCAACGATGTTCCAGAGACAGCCGTTAGAGGTGTCGTGGATGGCGTGAAGTTGCTGGTGTAAAGGGCTGTGCCTTTGACGATACGTACATTGGATAAATAACCTTGCAGAAAGTTTGCTGCCGTATCGGCTTCAGAAGCTAACACTACTCGACTTGCTGCGTAATTATTTGAGTCGCTATAAGTCGATCCTTCTTGGACACCGTTTAGAAATAGTTTTGTAGAAGTTCCTGTACGACTAATAGCAAAGTGAAACCATACCCCTACCGTAAGCGCAGTTGTCCCAGTGATTTGCGCAGCCCCAGAGACATAATACGTCAGCACATTACTAGCTGAAATATATAGTGTGGGGATTACCGCTGACGCTGTCCCGCTGTTACGCTGATCCACTAAATACTGAACTGCTCCTGTTTTACCTAACTGAGCCCAACCTTCAATTGTAAAATCACCACTTGCGTAAGTAAATACAGCGTTGGTTGCAATGGTTAAATATTGAGTTGACCCACTGAAGTTGTTACTCCACAGCGTCCCATAAGGGCTGAAGCTGCCCTGCGTAGGCGTACCGTTGCGGGTAATCGTGAAGTTGTTGGCGCTGCTGTCCACGAACGTGTTGTTCTGAGCACCGTTGGTTCCATCACCGTGCAACAGCATCGTGACGTAGTTGAACTGTGGGTCATTAGACGAAGGTGGAGCACCTGCCGCAGCAGCAGCAGTTTT